TTGGTAAGACTGGACCTACAGGTGATACAGGAGCCCCAGGAAACACAGGACCAACAGGAGATGTTGGTAAGACTGGACCTACAGGTGATGACGGCCCCGAAGGACCTAGCGGACCAACAGGAGATGAAGGTCGTACTGGACCTACAGGTGATGACGGCCCCGAAGGACCTAGCGGACCAACAGGAGATGAAGGTCGTACTGGACCTACAGGTGACACAGGTCCAGATGGGGATGAAGGACCAACAGGAGATGCAGGACCTCAAGGACCTATGGGTGATTATGGGCCCGAAGGACCTAGCGGACCAACAGGAGCAGAAGGACTATCCGGACCAACAGGTGATACAGGTGATCCAGGACCCGACGGACCAACTGGTGATGAAGGACCTTCCGGACCTACAGGTGCATCAGGAGATGATGGCGAACCAGGAATAGATGGTTATATAGGATTTCCTGGCGGAGAAAACCTGGTTACAAATGGAGACTTTCAATATGAGGGCACAACTACTCTTGACGCTGGCGCTTATATGTATGGCTGATGCTCACATTACAACCATGATACTGGTCAACCGCCCGGCACTATCTACGATGTTAGTAGTGGCCAGTGATCATCTGCCAACTCTAAAGTAGGATTATATTCAGGAAAGGTATGGACAACTGGATATCCAGAACGACGAATTGAAACTCATCCAAATTTCTTGATTCCAGTAAATGACTCTGAGAAGTATTTTTGGTCATTTTGAATGGATGCACAAGGTGCTGGTGGTGACTGACGTTTTATTCTTTATTTTTGAGATGAAAACAAAAATTATATGACAGATTATGTAGTAGTTGAAGAAAAAAGTTCACCGAGTACCTGAACAAAATATGGACCAACAAAATTTGAACCTCCTGCTGGTGCAAAATTCGTTGGAATTTTATTCCATAATGATAATACTACCGGGGATAATAAATATATTGATGATATTCGTATAACCCGAGAAATAACTGCTGATGCTATCACCGCTGGCACTTTTACAGGCGGATCAATTAATTTAGGAAGCGGTAAATTTACCGTAGATACTGGCGGAAATATGTACTGTCAAAATGTTTATTTAGGTGGCTCCATTTGAGTAGAGACCACTAATCCTGGTACCGTATCTATTGGAAATAACTCTCTAAATATTGGTTCACATGCTTCTTACACAGTAGCTATTGGTACAGAAGTAATGGATTGGGCTGATACTAATGGTCATGTAAACTGTGTATCAATTGGATATCGGTCCATGTACCACTGCGAATATTCAGATGACAACGTGGCCATTGGAGGCAGTGCATTAGGTAATTTGTATGCAGGCAGAGGCGGGGCGGGCACCTCCACGAGTAGTTGCAACACTGCTATTGGCTTCGCCGCTGGTTTAGGTATAACTACTGTTGTAGATACTGGTTACCATGCAGCCCACAATACCTGTATTGGCTACCGATCACTGGGTGGCGGTCTACTTCAGGTTGAAGAAACCTTCAGGTTTGGCGTTGATTACACGTCGACTACCGCTATTGGCGCCTTTACGGATGTGGCAATAGATGGCTCATCCTCTCCAACGGGTGGCCGAGACGCATGTACGATTATAGGTTATGGTGCACGAGCAGGGAAATTTGAACAGAGTGTGTACGGCACTACTATAATTGGGGCGTATGCTGGATATGGTGCCGGTGATGACTGCACAATTATTGGAAATGGAGCCGATGTAGCTTACCCGGGTTCTCATAATGAAGTTGTAATTGGTGCCGGGGCTATTGGTCAAGGCCAAGGTACAGTAACTTTAGGTAATACTAGTACGTGAGGCGTTTACACTTATGGAGATGTTGTGGCATATTATTCTTCTGATATACGATTAAAAGAGAATATATTAACTATTGATAATGCCTTAGATAAAATACAATTACTTAATGGAATTACATTTAAATGACGAGACGAATGAGAAGACGGGAGATTTGAAAATCGCGACTTTTATAATGAGCGCGAAGCGGGTGTTATTGCTCAAGAGGTACAAACAGTCTTACCTGAAGTTGTACATGAAAGAAAAGATGGGTATCTTAGAGTAGACTATCAACGCTTGGTACCATTATTAGTGGAAGCTATAAAAGAATTGAAATTAGAAATTGATCAATTGGAAACAAAAATTTTAAAGTAAAGGAAAACCATTATGCCATATACAGTCAGTTTATATTCAAAAGCCTATGGACGCCATGGAGAATCTCAAAGTACGGCGCATAAACGCCGTATAACTAGTTCACCTTGAAACGTACTAGAATCAGATGCTGAAACAGGTACCGTGGCTGCAGGTGGGCCATGACCTTATGCAGTTATTAGAGAACCAGGCCTGCCTGAAACCGATGATGGTATAGGTTCTGAAGGAGGTTATCTGCCTGATATAGATAGTGGTTTGCAATATCCGTATTCTAGTGTGCGTGAAGATGGCACAGGTTGGAATACCTTAGGTACCGATCAGATGATCACGAGAGATGAGGAAACATATAGTCTCCGAATCCCAGCTCGTGTCGGAGGTGACAACTATACAAGTAATTGAAATCATAGTGTAGATTATCTTATGGCTTGCGCCGGAGGTAATGGTGCACCGCAATCGTGGCGAAGTAGAGTATGGGTAAATAATCCACACGGAGTGAACCCCTCCGGACCCGATGCAGAAATGTTTGTATTTGGTATGACCCATGAATTTAACTGGCCTTCTGATAGTACTGATTATTTTAAGGTTAAGGCAAAATATATGGGAACATCTACTTCTACTTGATATGCAATATCAGTTGAGTGAACGCTTGATGCAAATAATTATCTAACATCAGGATGTGAATTTCTAAGTGTACGTCTAGATAATAATGTCGATAGTGCTAGTCATTATTTGTATTATAGTGGGTGGAGTCTATATCCTCAAGATATAACCATTGGTGATTGAGGTATGTGTGGTCCTATAAAGCAGAATCTGTATTATGATCCCGGTTATTATGTTGATGGCATTTATCTCGCTGAGTATTATGACCAAGATTATCAGGAATGAGATGATAGTGCGGTATTAACTGATACGAGAAAATTTTGACTTGAGTCAGGGAACATATTTTGTTTTAACCCTACTGGGGAAGACCGAACAGCTAATGCCGGGCGAGAGATAGACTATGGACATACGGTCCATAGCGCTACGGGGACGGGAGGATCTGGCGGAACTAATTTCCCTGCGAAAACCTGAACAGACCAAGGTTGGGTTTTTGATTTTGGTACTGCCGGAACCAAGGGAATGGATGGCCCAAGCCAGGGTTGAAGTGGGTCTACTTATCCCGGTACGATACTCTGTTGAATAAAGCATAGTTCTACTACTGTACATTATTTGTGTGATACAAGAGCGACTAACATAACAAACCCAACACACAATGGCGTTTGGATGATATTTAATTATGAAGGTTATGATTTTATTATTGGGAATGGTAATGGCAGATATATGAGGATTACATGGTCAGACAGTCATAATGGGATTGTTGGAGAGGGCGGACCATGACAGGACCATGGTCAGGGTATGCAATGATATCATCTTGGAATAACGACAGAAGGTGTAGGTGGTCAATGTCGTTTTTTTGTAAACGGAGCGGACTTATCTTACCAATCTGATATTTGTATACATAATGGAGGCGCAAATTATGCTGCCGGGCCTGGTTTTCCAACTTACATGAATAGTCATTGACGACTGGGAACCAGGTATACTACCCAGAACGGTTTTCGCGGCCATATTGGCATGTTTAACTATTACATGGTTGCCTTAGACTGACGGGATATTCAGTGGCATTATCGCGCGACTCGTGCTCGTTATGTTTCAAACCTATGACAGCAAAATTGAATTTTTCACTGTTTTGTGGCTGGTACATCAGTTCATACAGAAGAGGGGGAGGTACCTATCGAATCTATTTCTGTTGGAGATAAAATATTAACATATCAGCCGCTAAAAATGGAAACGGTTTATGATACTGTAACAGAAATAAAAACACCAACGCATACTAATTTTGTGAAATATACGTTTGATAATACTACATTAACTGCTACACCTGATCATCCTATTTTCTCTATTAATCACAAAGGATGATGCTCATACGATCCGGAGAGTTCTGTTGCTAAGTATGGAGTAACAAAAAATAAGTGTAACAAAGTACAGCCCGGTGACACATTTTATTCTTGCTTTGGTGTTGATGAAGCAAGTAATACGTTTTTAAAATCCAGTACTTTAATTTCAATAGAGGAAATAGTTGAAGAACAGGTCTCTTACACGCTGTTTACAGCTACAGAAGATACAATCAACGGCAATTTTTTTGCTGGAAATATTATGGTTCATCAAGAAAAAGTAACTACTTATGGTATACCAGCTCCGCCAATGTAAATTTTTTTTTCGTAAATTTAGTTTGATTTCTGGTTTGAAAAGTATTATATTAAAGTATAAACCTTAACCAATTAATCAAGTAATATACATATGACAAATTATAAAGAAAAAATATCTACACTAGAGGAGCAGCGAACTCAAAAACAAACCGAAGCTACTCATGCTAATGAGCAGATTAGTGTTTTAAGGGAGCAACTTTTGAAGATTAAAGAAGATTATGATGTTCTTACTGGTGAAATTAAAGCTTTGACCGAATTACAAACCTAAGGGAAATAAATTATGGCAAATTATGAACAACTTATTGACGATGAATTAGCCCTTGTGGAAAGCGGTTTAGCTGTAGCTGTGTCGGGTTTAGCAGTAAAACAGCAGGAAATGGTTAATCAGCGAAGTGCCCACATTACTGCGGTTACTACATTAACTAATGAAATTCATAATCTAACAAAAGCGGTGCAGGACCACACACAACAGAAACAGGTCTTAGACGATATTAAAATAAAAGCTCTAAACATTTAATCAAGGATAAAAATATGGCCGATACTTTACAAGATAAACTTACTGCCTTACGTTCGGAAAATGAAAACCGAGCTAAACAGGTGCGTGATTGTAACACTCAAATAGAGAGACTACAAGTTAATATTAGTAGTCTGAAGGAAGCTCATGATCATACTCGTGGAAAAATTGATATCTTAAATGAGCTAATAAATGAGCAGGGAACTACAGTGGAAACGACAAAGTAATATGATGTGGTTAACTACTATACGGAATAGTTTTCATCTATTAAGCTACTTTTTAATTACTTATTTTTTTCTAAAGCTCTTTAAAACTGATTTTTTAGCTATCCAACAAGCACGTATAAAAATAAAATTGTTGACTGATAAGCGTAATAAACTGCAAGCTAAATATCACGTAATGGTAGACAATAATATAAGGGGCGAGCGTACGTCTATAAAAAAACAAGTGGCAGCTGTAACTAAGGAGATTAAACAACTTGCACCAAAAGATAAAATTGATCACTTTAATGATCTGTTGTCTAAGCTTTAATACTGGACAAACGTATGTTGAAGAAGCAACAACTATTGAAAATAAATATGTACTTACACCAGAGGAATTTGATACCTTGTTATTAAAGTTAACAGCACATAAATTCAAAATGGATAGTCTAACTTCGCGCGCGCATGGGTGTTCAGAAACTTTAATATATGCAGACTCTTTAATTGCAGTACAAGATTCGTTGATTAAAGAATATGAAGACTATAGTAAACCTTGGTGGGAAGACCGATGGTTTGAACGGGCATTGTTTATGTTAGGTGCAATATTTTGGAACTCTTACAACTAATGAATATTATGGAGAAATTCACTGTTCCAGACGCTTATATTGATCCAGTATATGATACTAATAGGTACTCAGTACAAATTAATAATTATGAACAGCAACGAGTAATTATACTGGATGAAACTTTTACTTCGGAGCAGGAGGCCTATACTGCTGCTACTAAATATTTAACTACCTATAGGGGCGTGGACCCGGCTACGGTTTCCGGGGATGGTCTTCAAAACCATGCGGGGCGTCCAAAGTCCTGCCCGAGGGTTCGACTCCTTCCGCCCCTGCAAAATACCTCATGATAAAATTTATATTTGAAACTTTAGCTAAATTTTTATCTATCTTTTTACCTAAAGAACAAAAATCTGATTTACCCCCATTTGAAATTATTAATGCAATTAGAACCCTTCCTTGACACGCTTCCAGAACTTGATCTAAACGTGCTTTAAAAAGTATTAAAAAAATAGTTGTGCATCAAGAATTAGGAATGGGCCTAGTTGAGCAAGTTAATAACTACCACATTACTCCCGGTAAGCAAAATCACCTATCAAATAAAGGGGCTCCACATTTTGCGTATCACTATGGTATTGATTTAGACGGTACTGTTTATAAAGTAAACCCTCATAGTGCTACTGTTTGACATTGTAAAGGACAAAATTCATGTTCTGTAAGCATTATGGTAGCAGGAGATTTTAGTGGTGTGGACCATATTGGTGCAACTGAGCCAACAGAATTACAATTAAGAAATTTAAATTTTCTCTTGAATAAATTACAAAATGAGCTTAAATTAAAAAGCAGTGATATTTATGGTCACTGTGACTTTGGTAAGCCGGCATGTCCAGGTGACGCCATAATGACTGAAATAAATAAAAGGAGAACCGCATAATGACTAATTTAATGTCGATGAGCTTTGATGTTGTCGATGAGGTATTAAATGGAAGTATAGAAAAATTAGCGCAAATAATTGGGCCGCTCAGTGAAGAGACTAAAGTCGCTTATATTCCTAGTGTCGAAGAGCAACATGAGAGACCTGAAAAAGATTTTGCATTAGTTTTATTTCACCCTCATAGTGGCATCATTCATAAATATGCCCTTTATACTCCAGAACTTACAGAGCTTAATCTGGCTTATCTCGATGATAAGCAAAACAACTTGCCTGAAGAAGTAATTAAAGTTGCAGCCACTAACTTAGTAACAGCAGCTAAGAAATATAACATAGGAGTTCCTGAAGGATTAACTAAATGAGCTAGCGCAAACGCTTACATTTCTAACACAGTTGATGTTAGAGATATAAATTCCGTTCAATATGCAGAGAAAATAGCAAAAGCGATTGAGCCTGATACATTTGCTTGGCCCGCTGAACAAAAATATCCTTTAGATTCTGATGAAAATATAAAAGAAGCAGTTGCATATTTTGAACGCTATCACAAAGAGTTCACAGATATTGGCAAAAAACTCGAATACGCTATTAATACCAAACTTGCTGCAAGTAAGGCTGATATTCCGGTTGAACAAACTGAAATAGAAAAATATTCTAATTTAAGTAGTAGCCATTTTAATACAGACTTTGCTGGCCATGTTGAAATTCGTCGCTCCTTTGTTAATGATAATCAAGATGACTCTATCACATTATATGATGATCTAATTTCACGAGCAGAAGAGTTGGGCCCAGTTAAAACAGCTGAAGTTATGTATGAATTAGACAAGCAGGCTGATATAACTCGCGCTTATGGTAATGGGGTAGAAGACCCAATACTTTCTACCTTATCTACTGTAGGCACTGATTCTGGTACTGTTGATGGGGTCTTAGTAAAACATTCAACATTACGTACACTTGATGAGGGAGCCCTTACCAAGTTAGTTGGCAATGATGTAATATCAGAATTGAAAGGGGAGGATGGTATAGCAGTTTTAAAAAGCTTGCCTAAACCTATTCGTAGCTCCATTTTAGACGAACTCGCTTCATAGAGTTTATGGGACCTGAAAATTTTAATTTGAAGGTGGTTATGCATCACGTACAACACCTTGTTATGTATAGTTTACTCCTTTGACAAGCAGCATTAGCAGGGTGATTTATTTTAAGATGAAGTGTAAAAAATATAAAATTTTATTCAAGAGAAGCTGCGCCAATAGTTATTGAAGGTGGGCGTCCAAATGCTTCCAAGTCTACGCCTTGAGAACAAGAGAAACAGGCTAAAAAAGAGATTGATATTGATTCATTTGTAAATGTAAAGGCATCAATACCAAAAGCTAAAGTTGGCACCACTTCGTTAAAATCAGAAAAGCAAAACGTTAAGGATACTGGTGTTAATGTTGCCAAAAAATTAAAAAAATTGAGAGGTAAAAAGTAAATATGAAAGGTTTGGATTGCGGAACAGGTAATTACGTTGCAGCTACAAAAGACAATATTAAACTTCAACGTAACGCCTTTTTAACTATAGAAAAGAATCCAACAACTAAAAAATCTTTACAAAGGTTACAAATTCCATTTGTAGAGATAAATAATTGTGTACATGTAGTTGGCCGACATGCATATGAATATGCACAAATATTTGGGAATGCGGAGTTACGTCGTCCTATGTCAGCAGGATTATTGAATCCTAAAGAACAAGATGCGCTACCAGTATTGCGGTTAATTATAAAGGATATCCTTGGGGAGCCTACAAATCCAGATGAGTTAGTGGTGTACTGTGTACCAGGCAAACCTATTGATAATGAACACTTTGTAGATTATCATGAAGACGTACTAAAACAATTAATTGAGTCCTTAGGTTATACAGCCAGAGCTTTAAATGAAGCGGAGGCATTAGCTTTTGCAGGATTAACGGATGATAATCTAACTGGAATTGCTATTTCGATGGGTGCGGGAATGTGTAATATATGTATTATGTATGCAGGTATGTCCGCTTTAAATTTTAGTGTAGCACGTGGAGGTGACTTTGTTGATGAAAATGCAGCCCGAGACTGTGCTATAACACCGGCGAAAGCTCAGTATATTAAAGAGCATATGTCGTCTGGAATTGACCAAACAGCTCAAGTTGTTATAAAAAGCGGTAAGGCTGGTATTAAAGAGGCTCCTGTATTAACACGTGAAGAGCAGGCTATTAAAACTTATTATGGAGTACTGATTAGATACTTGTTAGCGAACATTGCAAAACAATTTACAGAATCTTCAGATATGCCTAATTTCCCCAATCCTGTACCAATTGTAGTTGGAGGAGGGACCTCTATGATGCCTGGATTTATTGATATTTTTAATGACCAATTTACTAAACAAGAATTTCCTATAAATATAAGTGAGATTCGTCAAGTTGATGAGCCCTTAACCGCAGTTGCTAGAGGCTGTTTTGCAGACGCTTTATTAGAAGAGGAGTAAGTTATGTTTAAAAAGCTTGGCTTTCATAAATTAAGTAGAAAAAAACGGCCCTATATGTCGGAGACTGCTAAAGATGTTAGCTCAGGATTATTAGGTGGCGCTGCTGGTACTCTAGCTACCTTTCCTTTAGACACCTTAACTACGCGTGCACAGGCAAGATCTTTAACAAGTGGGAAACGCTATCAGGGCACTACTGCACTTGAACGGGTTTGAAAAGGACTTCCACTTACCCAGACATTTAATCCAACTTCCCGTCTTAATCGAGCTTTAAACTTATATAAAGGACTACCTTTTAAATTGTTAAAAACTGTTCCAGGTACTGCTGTAACACTTGGTACATATGGCTTTGCCAAGCGACAATTCGATAAATATTTTACAAGTAAGCCTTAACTATAATGAATTTTCAGAGCATTATAGACAGTCCCACCCCAATTGAACCGGAGACTATTCGTAGTCTCACCAACCTCTCAGATTTTGAAGTCGAAAAGGCTTTAACGATTTGAACTATTAAAAACACACGCTCTGTATATGAAGATATGGATGTATTTGAGAATGCAGTGCTTGTTTTAAATGGAATAACCCCTAATGTTACTAGAATGGAAGGATTATTACCAAGCCACATTTGGTACGCCCTTAGTATCATGAGTAAGTATACAAAAAAACGTGAGTTCTCCCACGAAGTTAAAATGTATATAAAGTATATTTACAATGATGCAGGCTGTTGGTTTTATCCTGAATATGCAGATATTCCTGATAATGAATTATGATCAGTACAAGCTATAGCTGAGCGTGGGCCATTTCCTTTAAAAGAAGACCGTATGGGTATGCAAGCGTATAAATATTTAAAAATAATTCACTACATAGAGGAGAAACGTAATTATGCCGATTAAACACTACACTGATACAGAGATGCTGGATGGGCCTTTTTCAGGAAGAAAATACCCTAATCCTTTTTTTGATCTAGCAAAAAATTATATTCCAAAAAATATAAAAACCTTATTTTCTTATTGCCGAACATTTTTTTATACTAATGCATTTATCCGTAATGTTATTACTAAATTAACAGAGTATCCTATCACAGAAGTTTTAGTGGGCCCGGAAATTGACTTAGAAGTACGTGAAAAATGACTCTCATTACTTAATAATCATATTAAAATTAAGTCACTTCTAATTGAAATTGGTTTAGATTATTATACATATGGTAATGCGTTTATTTCATTACAAATTACAACTAAACGTTATTTAAAATGTCCCTCATGCGAAGAGTCTATGCCGATTGATAATGTCCAATATAAACTAAAGAAGTTTCAATTTTTTGGTAATTGTCCGAAGTGTCTAGCAGGTGGTATCACCTTTAGTGTTGAAGACGACCATGTAAAAAGTATTAGAAATCTCAAGTTCGTCCGATGGTCACCAGAACATATTGATATAGATTTTAATCCTATAACAAACACTAGTGAATATTATTATGTAATGCCAGCAGCACTAAAGGCAAAAATCTTAAAAGGAAATAGGCATATTTTAAATACGATTCCGGTGGTTTTTTTAGAATCGTTACGTAAGAACAAACGAATTGTTATTGACGCAGATAATTTTTATCATTTTAAACGGCCGACCCTTGCAGAAGATGATATGGGATGGGGAAAACCTATAATTTTACCCGCACTAAAAATTTTATATTATTTACAAACATTGCAACGAGGGCAAGAGGCAATTGCTAATGAGCATATTGTTCCGAAAAAAAGTATTTACCCTGCAAATACAACTACTCTAGATCCTTATACACAAATGAACTTAGGAAAATGAAAGGCTAAAATTGAGGAACAAATAAAAAAATGACGGACTGATCCAAATCATATAGGTGTCTTTCCTATCCCCATAGGCTATCAAGAATTAGGTGGTAATGCTCGAGCTCTAATGTTGACGCCCGAAATGAAATTTCTTGAAGAGGAGATTATTAATTCTATGGGTGTACCTTTAGAATTTATCAAAGGGGGATCAACTTTTACTAGTGGAAGCGTAAGTTTAAGAATTGTCGAGAATCATTTTTTAAATTATAGAGAGTTATTAAGTGACTTTTTAAACTATTTTGTTGTAAATAAAATCTCTCAATATCTCAATTATCCAAATGTACCATTACGTTTTAAGACATTTAAGATGGCTGATGATGTTCAAGCAAAACAATTATTGCTAAATTTAAATCAAAGTGGAAAACTATCGAACGAACGATTGTTAGAAGACTTGGGCTACAATCATGACAAAGAAATGAAAGCTATAAAAGATAGTTTAAAATTTCAGCGTGCACAACTAATAGAAGATAACCAAGCGCAAGCAACGGCGCAAGGCGAGGCCACCGTTATAGGTGGTACATATCAAGTACGTGCTCAAAAAGCTATGGAATTAGAACAGCTTAGATTACAAACTGAAATGTTCCAGGATGAATTAAGTGTTGAACTTCAGGCAATTCCTGAGGAACCGTATAAAATTATTGAAAAATATGCTTTAGAAATTTCAATGATGGAGGAGCCTGAAGCCTTAAAGTATTTACAAGCTTTGGCACAAAAAATGCCTACGACTGCTACCTTAATTCAAAGCCGCTTAGCACAATTACAATCGGCATCTCTAGAAGCCGAGCTAAGGATGGAAGAAGAGATGGGTGCCCCAGGAGCTATGGCGCCCGACAACTCCGCTAGTACGAAAACAGAACAAAGTCCTGATACGAAACAAAAAGGACCAACAAAGGGGAACGTATAATGATGACAAAATATGGAACATATAAAGTTTTTAAACATAAACGTTCTGGTGAATTACGGAGATTTAGATATGAATCACCAGAAGATATAGAAAAGATAGCAGAGTTAAAAGATGAACGATGCTGAATTGAATTAGAAGAAGATCCTGAAAATAACGAAGCTACTGATGGAAATTAAATCAGTAGCTAAGTTTATTATTGATAAGCCGGAAGAAAAAGCAAATTATGAAATGCTTTTAAATGACCCTGACGTCTATATCATTAAAGACCAATTTGCATACGATAAGACTGGTCGTGCTATCATTACTGTGTGGTGGGAAAAAGAGAGTGACGACGTAATAGGCTTTTAGTTATTGAATAGCAGTAGTTATTTTTGGCTGCTGCACTGTATCAGTCATAACCTGAGACGCAACATCAGTAAAAATAGATTTTAGCAAACTAACTTTATCGGGCCATAAATAACATTCCTTTATATGCTTAACACACTCTAAATTAACGTCTTTGTCAACACCGGTCTGCTTCCATTTTTTATATTCTATATCTAAGGCCCGCACCATATCCCCACAATCAACTATAGGCCTCCAATGCCCGTTATCAAGCGCCATATTAAACACCGTTGAATTTTTAACTTTATGTCCTGTAGCTTTCAACATTTCAGGAATCGCACTATTATTGGGTGCTATACTTGGGGTCCCTGCGGCAGCTGATTCAATTAAACTTAGGCCACAGCCTTCTCCAATAGTCGAGCTGATATTAACATTGCCTCCATTATATAGATCATTAATAAACGATTCTGAGATCTCGCCACTATATACATTTCTAGCATTCAAACCTACTAATTTATTAACATCTCGATCATTGTAGTTTGAATTTAATAAGTGAGCTTGTAGAACATTTGCACGTCCCGGTCCCATTATAGGTTCTTTTGCATTCATATGTAGATATAAAAATACATCCTCCAAGCCTCGTTCGTGAGTCTCTAAATCCGTAGAGCCACTTAATTCACATCGATTCCGATCTAATGGCATCATATGGCCATTTTCAGGATTTAATTTATAGCCTTTTGCAAACATGTTAAAAGCTCTCGCTGTAGCCGGAATAAATTTACGAGGTTGGAAACGATTTACATTAACCACTGTAAATTTACCTGTCCAACCTAAATTTTTCCTTATTGCCGTGATTTCCGTTGCCGACTTCGCGTAAAATACACTGGTATCGACTCCATGATATAATTTATGTATAGGAGTTTGGTTATAGGTAGGGAATCTATCTTTAATAACTGAGATGGCCCAATCTGTATAAGTAATAACAGCGTCTGAATAATCCAAAACATTTTGCCAGCCTAAATTAAATGGAGCACCATCTATTGGAAAATAACTAACAATTTTCGTTTTAAATCCAACTTGTTTTCTAATAGCTTCTATAGTGTCTGAGATGTGAAAAACATCTTGAAACAAAAATAAAAGATCAGGTTTAATTTGGTGGATAATTCGAGGTAGTTTTTGAAGCCCTAATAAATCCTGGCTATCAACTGGGAAAACAAAATATTTATCGGTATCATATAGAGTCTCCCCACGATAATTAATACCCAGCACGTATACCTCATAATCTTCATGCAGGGTATCTAATAAATTTTTGGCAACATTGCCGAAGCCCGTTGGGACTAAAAAATCACACCAAACTAAAAGTTTAGGTTTTTGTGTTGTCATAGAAAGGTTTTGGTTAGAGGTTATAAGGTCTTACTTCAATATAACTATTATTACACACAAAATCAAACTTTATTTAGTGTAAAAAAAATACATCAGCTTAATAGGACGCACAATTAAGTACGTCCTATTAATTCTAAATTACATACTGCGCGGAGCGCCTGGTCTGGCTCGGGCCGACCAAGTCTGGATGGCGTCCTGCCTTTCGGTGTTTTTCGTATGACGGCGTATTCTGGAATGGGGGGCATCCATAATGCGTCGGCATCTAAAACCCGGAAGGATGAGCGCCTCCAGATCTTGCGTCGGCGGATTGTTTCTCCGTCGAATATTCCTAGACCTTAACGTAACGTTAAAGTTAGACTGTTTGACACATTTTAAGAGGTGTCAGTCTATAAGCTATGTAATGTGCGTGGTACTAACTCATACTCGTTAAGCATGCTATCCTGTCTCTTCTTACTTCGAAGTTAACCGGTTGGGCGGTGCCCAGTCTCCCTGATCATACAGTGGGACCATGGCCAGGTGACTAGTGCGGCTGCGTCGGAAGCCCGTCGAGCGAAGTCGACACCTTTGGATCCGCTAAGCTTTTGTTCGGACCAGCCTGAAACGGTACTCGAGCTGCCGTCCGGTGAAGGCGGAGCACGTGCATGTAAAGTTCTGGCGCCGGCGACGGTGGAAGCGGTCCCGCGGATATCATGATCCGGGGGAAGCGCGCGATCGGGTCCGGGCCAGCTGTCCCCTGGTTGGCGGGACCTGCTGGATCTTGACGCTGCAGCTAAGGGCCTGTGGGCCCTGAGGCTTAACATTCTGGGACGATTTCGTCCCAGCGAGTCTTTTACCCTAACGTAGCGTTAGGGGTTGTAGTGAAAATTAATAAGTTAAACTATGAGTTAGATTGGATCTGGGTCTCTACTACTACGCCGAAGGCTTTCTTCCCTTGCATGCTTTAGCATATCTTTGAATTCTCTTAATCCACGCCTGTATTCTCGGCCTGGGAGCATTTCTCCTCTTTCGAGTGATTGCCTAGCTACTGTTTCTAAGGAAGTAAGTTTCTCTACTAATTCGAGATAACTTGCGAAGCCACGTGGTCGTCTGTCATCAAAGTATTCCATTGTTGGCCTTTGGTTTTAGTGCTTCTCCAGCACTTATTGCAGAATGAACAACTTTTAGCGAGTTTTAGAACTCCGGAATCACAAGGGCATTGTTCTTTAATCAAACGTGATTTTGCTTTTTCGGTATGTTTGTTTGATATATTAAAGAAGATTGTAGCGGACAGTTTTCCTGTTGCTACATGATGATTATAATCATCTGCCATACCGGTATAGGCTAGACCAAAGCGGTCTGCACCTTTAAAGTGTTTTATAAGATCATAATTCATTAAATTTTGATCATCTAAAGAAAGTATAATCTTTGTCAGATTTGGTATCTCTAATAATTGTTTTATATATTTGTGATACCCTAGATTTGTAAGAGATTTTGAGATAAGATAGAATTTAAATTCCAATTGGTTTAACCATAATAAGTGGTCGGGTATAAAATCTCCTGATCCATATACTCTGACGGGTAATTTGTCTAATTTTGTATATTTTTTACTTTTGCTTTTTCTGAGTTTCCTATATTCGCTGTTTAATTGTTGGGCGAACATTGTCGGGTTGTCTTTTGATCGGTTGTCGTTTTTCTTTATTTTAGCTTTGTAAGCTGGGTAAAGTCGTTCAAGATTACCAACATAGCAATATTCACAAATTTGTGGGCATGTGGTAAAGCGATCAAAATCGATTGATAGTAAGGTTTTTGAGTTCTCAGTAAAAGCTTCCAGTTTCATTTATCTATTTTTGTTTCCAAACTGGAAGTTCGTATTTTGCGTGTACACCTTTCATATAGTCTTCATATGAAATAGATTCTATATGGTTGATACGGCCACCGCGTATTTTCTTGCCGATGGTCATCGCGTCCATTATGTCATTAGCACGCACATGTAGAACTCGTGATTGACTTCCCTTTTTTCCTACTGTTAGACTAACTCGGAAGTGCATAGTTACTCCTTATTCTTTTTAGTTTTAGGTTGCTTGTTGTTAATTGTCGTTTGATCTATTTGTCCATTCGCCCATCTGTGTATTACAGAGCCTAGGGCGGAGGCTATAGCCAATCCGAACAATTTAAGCATATTAAAATGGCATCCTGTGCCGTTGGTTAGTTACTGGTTCTATATTTTCACAATTCAGGAAGAAAAATCTATTACATTCCTGTATTAATTTTCCTGCTTGTTTTTCAATTTCTGTGAGGTTGCCAGTTATCAGAGTTTTAGAAATAAAAATCTCCTTTTTGTTGCCGGTGATTTTATTTATTTTATAATAATATCCTGGGCGTCTTTTATAAAAGGAGTCCGTAATTTGTGCAGGGAAAACCTGTATTAAACGTCGATAAGGCCGTCTAGTATTTGGGTATTGCCCTACACTAAAAACCATTGGGTATATAGTAGGATCCAAAGAACTGTCTTTGGGTTTAGTTATATTTAAATAATCCTCTATAAGCAAATTGAAATTTCCAAATGGTTTAAATTTTTGAGGGCTACGAGAGGATTCAAAAGTATCAAATCCGTAAGGCAAAACTATACTCGCCATTTCTAAATTTGAAAAGCGTTGCCGTAACTCTATTAGGTCACTAACGGAATCTTTCCAAGTTCTGTTATGAACTGCTGACCTCTTATTGGGTGAAGGCTTCTTATCCATTCAGCATATCCTCTAAGTTGTTGATATTGTTCCAGTGAAATAGGGCTATTTGCCGTTTTTAAATTGTGTAACTGCGCACGAAAATTTCGCCATTTCCATCTTGGAACTGTGAGTTTATCATTAATGACTACCCCTGTAACTGTCATGCGGTTATGGGGACGTCTTATTTTAGTTTTTTTATAATTTAATGCAAAGCCGTGATCTATGATGATACTCTTGACTTGCGTAATCAGACTTCCAATGTTAAAATTTTTATCTGTCTTTGAAAGGGCTAAATCATCTGCATATCTCGTATACGTACAGCCCTCCGCATCTGCTAACTTCTCTAGTGCCATGTCCAGCTTATAGGCAACTAAATTTGCAATGGCTGGCGATGTAGGTGCACCTTGAGGAACCTGATTTTTAAACGTCATAATTCTAGCTATTTTCTGTAGCTCACCTGTCTCAATACGGTCCTTTTTAGATTTGCTATTTAATCTCAACTTGTATGCTAGATGATCGAGAACTGAATAGACAGCTGGTGTTTTAATATTGTTAAAAAAGTTTTCTAAATCCATCGTTAGTAAAACTTTTGATCCTAAGTGTATATTCGCTCCATCGCGTACACTTTTATTTTTTGTAAATCCTACACAGCATTTATGCTGTTTAAATTTGTATAAAATTTTATACAGTATTTTACTTTGTACCTCGATGAGAGGAGATAGAGGAGCGTCTATCCAACGAAACTTTCCATTTCGCTTTTTAATAGGGTACGATAAATATAAATTATCTATGTCTTCTATTAATGTGTCAATAGACTCCTCTGTTTCACCGATCATTGAATATAAACTTATTGCCATATGTTACTCCTAAATTAGTGTGAGGCACCAAAATTGATGCCTCACAAGCTAAATGTACAATTACTACTGGGCGCAGCCTGAGAAACCCATCCGGTTTCGATGCTCGTCCAACTGTTTGTATCATGTTTATATTTGCAGTTTAGCGATAGCGCTAAACGATCATGTACGTCTTCGTGTTTGACCGAAGTTCCATGAGCTCTTTACTAACTGTACTCTAAAGACTAAACCGTTCCTTCGTATGCCTTTAATTAATGTATACTAGATTGACGTATCGTCACTCTCCTTTGGCAAGTGTATTAGCCAAATATATACTACAGTTAAATTTTTATGCTATATCAGTCCAAATATTTCTAAAGCCGCTTCATCTTTATGTCGCTCAAGATGTCGTAAAGGAATTATTTGATCAGAAAATTCTTCTAGTGCAATGTCGGTGTTATACCCTGTATCTATTATTACACTATATATATTAATTCTACTTTTCTGTTTCCAAATTTTATACTCAAGTAACCAATCCTCACGTACTGTACTGCACCCATCTGTAATGAATACAATATCAGCTTTTGAAAATCCCGAGTCGAGCATAATTTTTTCTCGTGCGGCGTCTAGAGGAGGTTCAAATAAAGTGCCTCCTCCTGGAAAATACTCTGCTAGGTCAATAACTTCTCTAACATTATATGGTTCTGACTTTAAGAAACTATTCGTATGTAACTGGCCTGCATCCCATGTAGCATCAAAATGGATTACAAAGAAGTTTCTATGTTGACTACGTGCTATTTCTAGCAATGATATTGCCACTGCTTTAGCCCAAATTTCGCTAGAGCCACTCATTGAGCCTGATCCGTCTATGCAGCAAACTATGGGTCCCTTATGCTTCTTGGTCTTTCCCTTATACTCATACTGCTGCAGACGCTTTTCTAAAAAGTCTTTTTGAAAAAGCATCTCTAGATCTGGATCAATCAATTTTAGCGACTCGTTTGGCAGCATTCGGCTAAGATCATCGCCTAGGGTTGTATTATAAAGCTCATCACTTCCCGATTTTATTTTTGTGTGTCTAGCTATACTAGCTAAGCGTTTATACCGGCCAGCCAGTAGGGCTAATTTTTGCAACTTTTCTGACGTTTTTAATCGGTTCACTAATTTAACTTTTTCAGTATAACCCATGCGTGAATACGTAGGATCTTGTTCCAATCCCCAATTTGAGATGACTTGGGACATATCTCTAGTATTTTGTATTGCATTATCAAGCATTTTATTTATACTCCGCTCTGTTTTTTTATCCAGGGGCTTTTTCATATTCTCTAGAGAGTCTTTCAATACGTCCTTGGCCTGTTGTAAAGTTAGGGCTTGTTTCTTTTTAGCATTTCCATCTGCATCATCCTCCCCTGGTTCCGCTGAGTCTGCCTGATCTCTTTCCGCTTGGTCCACTTTCGCTTGTGCCTGCTGTGCTTTGTCAAGTTGTTTAGTAAAATCTTTTTGTAATTCATCAACAAGATTCTTAACATCTTCACCTAACACTTCTGTACCTACGGTAGAGTTTATAATATCCATTCTGGTAAGTATACGCAGCTCTTTATACTTCGGTGACTCAAGTACTGATGTCATAACTTGGTGATTTAAATGCCAGGCTAATTCCATTTTGGAAGAGTCTATCTGTTCTGGCGCATATTTATACAACGCACTAAACACATCTTGTTGTAATTCTTCGAAAGGTGGGTAATCCTGTCGACCCTCTTCGTATGTTGTGGAGATACGAGGGTTATGATCACGAATTCTACGAAAATTTCGTAAATCAAAAGGGTCATATTTCACCGAGTATTTTTCAGCTTTGAGCGTATCGGTTATGCTTTTGAAGCGTGACTGTACTTTCTTCACTAAACTTTATCTGGAAAACCAAAATCGACTCCACACAGGTCACTAAAAACTTTCTCGAGCCAAACTTCAACTTGTTTTTTCATTTTAATTGCCTCTTTTACGTTCTTAGATTTGGACTTCATTACGTTTATATGTTTGTCAATTTCTCGTTTAGCGGATTTAAGTTTGTCCGCAATTTCGATACCTTCTTTTGCCGCTTTTTTGGTGTCTTTTGACTTTACTAAGGACATTGCAGTTTCGAAAATTTCTTCTGCATCATCATACAGAGATCTAATTTTGTCCTTTTCAGGATTAATAAGACGCAATATATGTGAGTGAACTAGTTTGATATGTTCCGGCTGACGCCACAATACATTCTTTAAAATTTCAAGATCGTCAATTTTTACTTGTTCTTGTCCTTTAGTATATGCCTCAGCCTGTAACAGAAATTTAGTCTGCCTGAAGGTTCGATCAGTCACGACGATGCCCTCGTTTTTTAAACAGTCCACTAGCGTAATTAGGTGCTCCACGACATCATCTGTCAAAGGAAGTTGTTGAGCCTCTAATCGTGCCTTTTTTATATCTGCTAAACTAGCTACTGGCTTTTCGTCTATCAATAAGGAGATTTCTAATAGCTTGGCTTTATTCGCTGCGTCTTGTATCGGGAAAACGTGGTAACGTAGAGGAAAACGATCATCTAATGCTTCAAGATTATCGGACTCTTCTGGTAGCTCATTTGAAGCCCCGATTGCTAACATAAGCGGAGTTTTGATAGCCTTTCCATCATTAAAGAATACTTTTTCATTAAGAAGGGACAGAAGGGCATTTAAACTGCCGGCATTACACTTAAATATTTCATCCAGAAAACAAGTTGTTGCTTCTGGTAGTTTGCCCGTTGTATTTCGTTTAAACTTTTCATCTTTTAAACCTTTTAATGATACTGGGCCGAATAGTTCATCTGGCGTAAGAAATTTATGTAATAGCCAACTGAAGTGTTTATTCTTAGTAATTAATTTGGCCCAACTATCTACTAGTAGTGTTTTCCCCGTTCCAGGAGGGCCTAGTAACAACATATTAGTATTACTAATAGCAGCTAATGTTAATCCGTGAATTTCCTCATCGCGCTCAATAAAGTGAGATGATAAGATTTGTTCGGTATTCAACAGTTTTTCCACAGGTGTCATTTTATGTCCTCCGTTTTTTGTTGTGATAAGTTATGATGATATGCTGAACTTGTACGCCTGCACAGTTCAATTTCAAATTTAAGGCCTTGATTTCTTTTCCTAGGCTTCACGTTCAGCGAGTTTTTTTGTTTATCTGTTAGGGTATTATAGCCTTGGGGGCCATCGATCCATAGTCGACGGCCTTCTTTATCTATTATTAGTGGCATGCAGTCTCCTCAATTAGCGCGATTAGGTAAATCCTCAACTAGAGAATTTAGCAATCTACTTTCGTCAGGAAAGAGTTCCAGTTGATTAGATGCTTGTCGATATTCTTGCTGATTGGTTTTTAATGTAGAAATAAGACGGCCTACTACATCATCCAATCTGTCTTCTAACTCGTTTGTATTCAGGAATGTATTAGGTTGAATAAGCTCGATGGCTATATCATTTTTAAGAACTCCCGAAGTAATAACGACTTCTAAATCAGTAACTAGCTCAAACATATTTTTACGAATATAAATAAAAATTTTATCGCCAAATGGGTTTGTTATGTTACCTGTTATTACGCCAAACGTGGTGCTTTCTAAAGCTTCCGGCGGGGCCGTGTAGGTTATGTCGGTTGCTAAACGTCTAAGTAGTGCTTGAAGTGTCTTTATTAAGTTGTCCATTTACATCTATCTCCTTGTTAGTTGCTAGGTTGTCGTTGCCAGTTATCACGCCCATAAGTAGTTCAGTTAATCCTTCAACTATCTTTTGTACGGCTTGTTTGTCTACAAAAACCTGTGATTCAGATTTACTTGCTTTCTTTTTTCGTGCCATGAGTATGAATGTGGTTAGTTATTTTTATGCTAAAGAGAACATCACGTGATGCTCTCTTCGAGATTAAAGGATCTCGTATAGCAGTTCGTTAGCTCTGCTGTCCTTGATTTCTTCCTTGATTTCCAAGTCGAAGTACTCTTCTAAGAAGGCCTTGATTTTGCGGATCATCCAATTTCTCCTTGATTTTCTTGTGATTTTACTTTAAATTTAAAGTGCTGAATTAAATGTAAAGTGTCATTTAGGTGTATTGTTCTTATACCAAGATAAATAAAAAAAGCTTATGGTTATTAATTCATTAAATCATTATACACAGAACGCTCTTATACAAGAGACGATTCGCGACAGTATCCAACAATCTTTTCCGATTGAGGCTGGCGGCAAACGCCTAGAACTTACAGATGTTTATGTCACAGACAAACTTGTTAGTGATGATTTTCCGGAACAAAAGTCATTTAAATTAAATCGAAAGACGTGGCAAGTTCCCATTTTTGCAAATGTAAAAATTGTTGATACGAAAACTAATCGTGTAATTGATAAGTCCGCTAAAATTAAAATTGGAGCTATTCCAAAACTTACAAATCGTTTTACTACCATTGTAGATGGAAATGAATATCAGACTACAAATCAGATTCGGCGAAAATCAGGTATTTATGCACGAATAAAAAATAATGGGGATTTAGAAAATGAATTTAATCTATCTAAAGGCTTTAATTTTGACATGCAACTCGATCCTCAAAAGCAGTTATTTTATGTGGTGTTTAATAATAGAAAATATAGGCTCTGAACTTTATTAAATCTATTAGAAATCTCTGAAGAAAGTGTACGTAAAGCGTGAGGAGATGAACTTTATGAATTAAATAAAAAAGGCGCTTTAAACACTGAAGTTTCTGAAATGACATCTATTTATAAAAAAGTGTACCGTAAAGACGAAACAGACTTTGCCATTGTAACTGAGGGGCTTAAAGAGTATTTTAACAATTATACAGAGGTAGACCCCGCAACCACGCAATTAACACTGGGTCAAAAATATAACAGAGTTGATGGAAAAACTTTACTTGCAGCTTCAATAAAATTATTGAAGATTACTCGTGGAGAGGCTAAACCGGATGATCGTGACAGTTTAATTTTTAAAGATTTATACGGCATTGATGACTTACTTGTTGCGCAATTTAAGGCTCAAACAGAGGTTGTTACTAAAAAGTTAGAACGTCGCTTACGCACAAAAGAAAGAGTTCGAGAGATTGTTTCCTCTGGTACGTTTGGTAAACCTATAAAAGAATTTTTTACAGTTAGCTCACTTGCTGCTACTCCTCCGCAAACAAATCCTGTTACAATATTGACTGATTGGCAAAAAACAAGTCCTATGGGTCTGGGCGGTATTCAAACCCCGCACGCAATTACTTTAGATACCCGTGATGTGCAGCCATCACATTTAGGAATACTTGACCCACTCTCCACTCCTGAAGGTGGTAGGGTTGGTGTTACAGTTGGTATGGCTGTAGGTGTAAAAAAACAAGGTCAAGATTTGTTAGCTCCAGTTATGACTAAGGCTGGGCGAAAAGAATATTGATCACCAATAAAGCTTCACAGCCATTACATTGGCTTTCCTGATGAGTATATAGTTAAAAATGGTAAAGTAGTAGCAACCTCGCCTCGAGCTGTAAATGTTCAATACCGTGGCAAAGTTATGTCTGTGCCTGCATCTAAAGTGGATGCTTATATTTATAGTTCACAAGATCTTTTCTCAATTGCGACTAATTTAGTACCTTTTATCCAGTCTACTCAAGGTAATAGAGCCTCAACGGCAGCCCGTATGATTAGTCAGGCCATGTCTTTGACAAATAAGGAGGCGCCCTTAGTTCAAGTAAAAGACGCTAAACGTAATGTAATTTGAGAAGACGTAGTTGGTGGCTATTTAAATCCAGTGCTAGGGCAAGTGACTAAGGGCACAACAACTAGAAATGCCTCTGGTAAAGTAACTAGAGTGTCTGATGATTACATCTATATTAGGCGTGATCAAGACGGGAAAACAATTAAAAAGGGTCTTTACAATAACTTCCCTTTAAATCAAGACGGCTTTCTACATTCCAAAGCTTTAGTCAAAGCGGGCGATAAAATAACGCATAACACTCCTTTAGCCGAAACAAACTATAGTGTGGGTAATACTCTAGCTATAGGGAAAAATCTGACTGTCGCCTATATGCCGTGAAAAGGTTATAACTTTGAGGATGGAGCTGTCATTACGGAAGGTGCTGCCCAAAAGCTATCGCATGAACTCATTTCCCGAAAAAATATATTCTTCAGTCCAAAAACAGCAGTTTTTAATTTAACTAAATTTCGCGCCTATTTCCCTGGGGTTATGACAGCTGAAAATAGAGCTAAATTAAACGCGGAAGGCTTACCTAAGATAGGTGAGATATTTTATCCTGGGGAATTAGTAGCTGCTTATTTAGAAGAGCGTGACTTGTCTGATACAGATAAAGTTTTACGTCGCCTAAACAAAGCTATATTTAATAACTACGTAAAAAAGATAGTTGAATGAGATGAAGATGAGGCTGGAGAGGTTATTGATCTTGTTAAAACAGGGCGAAATGTTGATATTTATTTAAAATCTACCCACCCATTTAAAGAAGGAGATAAATTAGCTGGACGATATGGCAATAAAAATATTGTGACAAAAATTATACCAGATAGTGATGCACCTCATCGTGAGGATGGGTCTACTATTGATATTATGCTTAATCCTCATGGCGTGCCCGGCCGTATGAATATTGGGCAAATTCTTGAAACCGCTGCTGGTAAGATTGCAAAGAAAACAGGCAAGCCATACTTTGTCGAAAACTTTGCCAGCACTGATACCGCTAATGAAGTGGCAGCACAATTAAAAAAACTGCAGATACCTGCAAATGAAATTTTAACGAATGGAGCGTCCGGTAAGCCCTTTGATCAGCCCGTCTATGTAGGCAATCAATATTTTTTAAAATTACGTCATACGGTTAAGAAAAAACAAGCTGCTCATGGTTTAGGCTCTTATGATATTAATGAACAACCTACAGGAAAAGGTGCGCAGAAAGTTGACCCAATGTTGACTTATTCTTTATTAGCACATGGGGCTAAAAAGAATTTGTATGAAATGACGGCTCTTAAAGGCCGACAAAATGACGAATATTGAAGGCGATTACAGCTTGGCCTCCCTCCCGTACGTCCAAATCGTAATTTTGTTTTTGAAAAAATGACTAATTATCTTCGGGGCGCCGGTGTGGATGTGAAAAAGGACGGGAATAAAATGTATTTACTGCCGCTAACTGATAAAGGAGTCCTAAAATTATCTTCAGGCGAGATTAAAGACGCCGGCCAAATGTTACGAGGAAAGGATTTAAGTGAAAAAGCAGGTGGCCTATTTGATCCAGCTGTTACTGGAGGACATTTAGGTAAACAATGGGCGCATATAACTTTACATCGTAAGATTCCCTCACCGATGTATGAAGAAGCTATTTTAAAGCTGCTGGGATTAACAAAAGCCAAGTATACAAGTATTTTGCAAGGACAGGATCAATTAAATGATAAGACTGGAATTGATGCTATTATTGCCGCACTCGCGGGAATGGATGTTGATGCAGAGTTAGAAAGTACAAAACAAACTTTAAAAACGGCTCCTCCAACTAATGTTAATCGCTTAAACACTAAGCTACGTTATTTACACGCGTTAAAAACTTTAGGTTATAAATCTCCAGATAAAGCTTACTTAATGAAATATGTCCCAGTTATACCGCCGGCTTTTAGGCCGGTATACCCGTTACCAAGTGGTGATTTAGCTGTTTCCGATATTAATAAACACTATAGGCAAGTAGGCTTACTTACACAAGGATTTAAAGATCTCAACACATTGGGAGGCATGTCTAAGCCTGATGAATTAAAATATGATTATGATCTTTATAACGGGGTAAAAGCTTTACAGGGGTTTATCGATCCAATTACTTACGGCCAAGAAAAATATAAAGGTGTTATTAAAGAGCTGGCAGGTGAACAAGCTAAGTTTGGTCTTATTCAAGCTTTAGCATGAGGTAAACGACAAGACGTTTCAGCTCGGTCTACTATTACTGTTGAGCCAGCATTAGGGCTAGATGAAGTTGGACTACCGCACGATTTAGCAAAAAAATATTATCATCCATTTATCGTACGTGAATTGGTCCAACAGGGAATGCCTGCGGCACAGGCGCTAAAAGAAGTAAAAGACTTCTCAACACGAGCTAAAGAGGCACTTAACTTAGCTATGGATAAGAGGCCTATAATGTTAAATCGCGCACCTTCATTGCATAAACATGCCATTCAAGCATTTAAGCCTGTTTTAACTGCGGGAAAAAGTATCCACCTCAATCCGTTAATAGTAAAAGGATTTAATGCAGATTTTGATGGTGATACTATGGCTATCCATGTACCAGTTGAGCCAGAGGCTGTTGAAGAAGCCTGAAAAATGATCCCAAGTAAAATTTTATTTAAACATGGAGATAATAGTCTGGTACCAAATGTTAGTCAAGACTACCTTTTAGGACTCCATTTTTTAAGTAAGTTTGGTCATGATAGTAAGCAGTCCTTTCCAAATTGACGCGCCGCAAAAGCTGCCGGTCTCAAGTATACAGATGTTTTTACAATGAATGGTAAACAAGTAACTATTGGACAGATTCTTTTAAATTCGCCGCTCCCAGAAAGTTTAAAAGATTACACCCGTGAACTTGATAAAAAGTCGGTAACACAAATTTTGGAAAAGGTTGCCAAACAATACCCAAAAAAGTTTCCTGATGTCCTTAATAACTATAAGGATTTAGGTTACATGTATGCTTTTCAACGTGGGTCTACAGTTTCATTAAATGATTTTACAGGCGTCCGTTCATATAGAGATAAACTTTTAAAGAAGTATATGCCTGCTATAAACACATTTAAAGGGGCACGGCGCATTGAAGCTTTAAATAAACTAACATTAAAAGTACAAAAAGCACAGGACAGCGCGCTAGGTAAGAAAAGTAATATTTATGAAATGTTAGATTCTGGTTCATTTAGTAAACCAGACTCTGTACGACAAATTTTATCAATGCCGGGTGTAATGCAAGATGTTAAAGGCCAGCCGATAACCACTCCTATTTTAAAATCCTATGGGGAGGGACTAAAAACGGGTGATTATTGAAATACCTTATATGGAGTCCGTAAAGGACAGGTGGATAGATCTGTAAATACGATGGACAGTGGAGCATTAAATAAAGCCTTACTTTCAGTCACTCGACGAACATTAATAACTGAAAACGATTGTGATACTAAGAAATTTGTTGAGATTGAAATATCATCAAAGGATGCTATGGACCGGTTCCTTGCTAAAACACTTTCAGGTGTTGCTAGTAAAAATAGTATTATAGACACTGATATTTTACAAAAGTTAAAATTCTCTGGTATTAAGCTTGTACCCGTACGAAGCCCGCTAACATGCGAAACGTCTAATGGTATTTGTGTCAAATGCTATGGCTTATTACCAAATGGTCAGCTACCTTCGATAGGGGAAAATGTCGGAGTATTAGAAGGACAAGCTTTAACGGAACGTAGCACTCAACTTACAATGCAAACATTTCACTCTGGGGGCACCGCTCTCTCTGGCGGTGGAATTACAGGCAGTTTCCCAAGACTAAAACAATTATTAGAGGTTCCTGAAACGTTGGCTAGCAAAGGTATTATTGCGAGAGAGGCTGGGGAAGTGGAGTCGGTTACCAAAAATCCAATAGGAGGCCAGGATATAACAATTAATGGAAAGACGTATATCTCTCCGCCTGAGCAGCGGGTTAGTATTAAACCGGGAACTCGTGTAACGAAGGGTCAGGCTTTAACACATGGCAGTATTCAACCTCAAGAGCTAGGAAAAGTAACAAATCATTTAACGGCCCAACAATATATTGTGGATGAATTAAATAAGATTTATGGCGATAACTTTAATAAAAAAAGTTTTGAGACCGTTGTACGTGCTATTTCAGACAATGCGCAAGTCGTAGATGCGCCGGATAAGAGTGGGTATTATAAAGGGGATAAAATGACGCTCTCAGAACTTAAACATATAAATAAGGAACGGGCGAAAGAAGGTTTGGAGTTAATAAAATATACACCATACTTCAAATCCATTGAAACCTCAAATGTTGACCAAGAAGATTGGCTAACAAAATTTACAACCAATAGAATTAAACAGGCTTTACAAGAGGGTGTTGCAAGCGGATCTTATACTAATCTTCATGGTAAAGATCCAATACCGGCTTATTTATATGGGGATGAGTTCGGAAAAACAGATCCAGCTAAAGGGATTTTTTATTAAATTATCTTTAGTAGGGATTAGTAGGGAAGGGGCAAATGATGATAGAAACAGTTATTGTTTTAATAATTCTCGCACCTCTAGTATATGGAAACTATAAATACTGTGAAAAAGTGAGACTAGAGATGAGATCGCAGTACGACGTAATGTACTACATGTTAAGTGATCTTCAAAGGGAGTGGCTTAACAAAAACAAGAACAAGTAACAAGGAGGGTATATGGTTATAATAGACTGGATTGCTGGTAACTGGCCGACATGTTTGGCGGTATTTTACGCAGCAGAAAAAATCGTAAAGCTTACAAAAAATCCTTATGACGATATTTTATTAGATATCTGTTGAGGCAGCATTACGAAAGTGTTTAAAAAATAGTAACCCACCAATCAGTGGCTGCAGTTTTCTGTGGCCACTGACTACAGTGAGGAAAAAAGAAGCGAGGAAAATAATGCCGTATTTTTTTGATTTAAAGAAACAAGAAGTAATTTTTAGCAGGTATGAGTTTACACCACAATATTTAGATGGTGAATGAACTGATCTGCCACAAGATAATACTTGTTATGCAATTAAAAATGGCCAGGCTATATTTGAAGGCTCCCCGGAAGAAGCTTTTAATCAATCGTATGATAAAGTTATTTTAAAAAATCAAGGGTCTCTACCTGTTTTTAAGCCTGAAACTGTGGTTAACATTGTTAATGATGCACCAAGTAGCCAGACTATGGAACAGCAAGACTTATTAGAATATCTACAGGCAGAATTAACTTCATTAAAATCGGGTCAACAGGCAACAGTGACAACATATGAGAATCATGACCAACTTATTTCTTCTCTATCAAATCAGATAGAGGTACTTACAACTGCATTGGCTAATGCGCCCAGTCAAAAGACTGTTGAGCAACAAGCTGCTATTGACTTTTTAACGGCTGAGCTAGCTAAATTAAAAGAAACAGGTATTTCTGTAGCGCCTACAGTTGTTGAAGTTGGAGGAGATAATCAAGAGGCATTGATTAGTTCCTTGAATAATAATTTTGAAGCGTTATCAGCTCTCATCGTTTCAGGAGTAAATTCTACGCCGTCTACTGTGACAACAGGCTGGGCTACAGAGTTAAGTGCAATACAGGCACAAGTAAATAAATTAGAGGCAACAACTGAGAATACTTCCACAGATGATTTTTCGGAGCAAAATGCTGTTATACAGGCGTTGGCTGATAAGATAGATAACTTAGAGGTTGCTTCAAGTACAGATCCTAGTGATCTTACTCTACAGCAAGACGAGATGCTAAATACATTAAAAACAGAAATTATAGGTATTAAAGAAGAATACCAAAGGGACCTCGTTTCAGCTCTAAATGGTCGAATAGATGATCTTACCACATTACTTGCTGCAGACAGTATAGCCCCGCCTACAGCTGTAACTACAGAAAGTACACAACTAACTGAACATTTAAAAGATGATTTAGCATGAAATATAGTAAATTTAAAAGCAGAGCTTGAAAAAATAAAAAATGATGCAGCTGAAATTGACAAAGACGAAAAACTTGACAACTTAAACGCCTATTTGAATGCGCTGACAAACTCTCTAGAAGCACAACTTAGTACACCAGCTGAAGCGCCTAATACAGTTACCACAACTGTGGAAACACCTACAGCCGTAGATGAGCCGGTACTAACAGCTAGTACTAAATTAACAGATGGATTTTTTGTGTTTGAAGATACTTCAACCCCATTATATACTTATAGAGCGCCGAACATGCGAAATAAATAGTTAAAGTTTGATGTGCATCACACTTTGGTGTGGGCCACTTGCTTTTTTCAAACTTCCACTTATACTAAAATAGGCGAGTACTAAATGCTTAGAATTAGAATAACTGGAAATGGGTGTAAAGGCAAATGTCAATCTTCGAAATATGTGTAGTAATTATATTAGTTACAGTACCAAAGTATTACCACGAAAAGCATAAGCCACAGCTTACTTACCTTTACATACCTAATCATGGTATGGACTCCCTTCTAGTTTCACGCACACACAACTATAAAAATAATTATTTTTGTCCAGCTCATTGTGAGGCGGACCATCACCATTTAGCACATATAGATACATATAAATGTGGACCTATTTGTGATCATGTAGTTTACACAGAAAACTGAGGAAAGCCGGGAGAAGAGCTTGTTTCAAATTAAAGTAACTAAAGATAATGTAGGTTTATTACAATTAGCAGTTAGACTTAATTTAATATTAGGATTCTATAATTTATATATATATGTTCAATCCGACTTTTGATTTAATTTTTTAGTTGGTGCACTAAATATCGGGGTCTGAGTCTTTATGCGAGAACCTATAAGCAATATCATTAATAAACAAAAACAATAGCTGAAGGGGACGTTATTATGAATCTATATAAAACCTTAAAAATAGCAACTGTAAGCCTAGGAGTTTTTTATTTAGGGTTGCTGGCTGCACAAGCAACAACGCCTGAGTGTGAAGAATGCCCGGTATGTGAAGAGCCTACAAATATCTGGTACAAAGTTTCGACAGATCAACTTACATATGGTAAAAAAGTCAGATTAGATATGAGTAAGGGCAAATCTTTTTCAGACGGAATGTATAACTACCTTATGGTTCAGGATTTGGATACCAAAGAGATAATTTATATAGCGTTTCCAAATGGTGGTGATTGAGTTGCTTTTTCTAAGCAGGACTCTGTTTATTTAGAAATGGAAGAAGATATAAATGATCTCCAAAAATATCTTGAAAAGAAGGGCAGTCAAGAGATAAAAAGAAAGTATTAAAATTTAGGCTAAAAAGAAGAAAGCAAGCTTATCTCTTAGATTACAATTCTGAAATTGCCATAGCAAGCTACTTTAATTCCATCGTCACAACCTTTGAGCTTTACGAGCCCCTTCTTTTTGTCAATGATTCTTATCCCAATTTAGTTCGAAAAATCCCTCACCGTTCATTGTATGAAAACACGTGGACCATTGAACACCCGTTGTTTGAATAGC